CCCAAGCTTGATACAATCAGAGCACTATTTCCTGCTGAGACAATAGGAATGCCCGTTACAAATATATCTTGAATAGTTCCACCAGAGATTGGTCCATAAGAAACCATTGTTGCAGCAAGACCAACACTGATGGTTGAAATTCCTACAGTATTTGATCCTGATAAATTTTTAATAGATGTTGTAAGTCCACTTACTAATACACCATCATTATTATTAAAATCAAAACCAGATTCAAAATATGCAGATACTTGATTTGCACTATCCCTAACAAAAGTACAATTTTCATATCTATCAAGAGTGGTTTGTAATGAATCGATGGTTTTTCCAACAATTTCAGAGACTTCTGCCCTGAGTCCCAATCCTTTGGTATCAGTAAAGTCAAAGTTTACAGAATCTCCTACTTTATATCCAGTTCCACCATCAACCACTAGGATGTCTTCAACAACACCTTTTGTAACAGCATCAATGATTGTTATTTGATCATAATCTTCATAGGGTTCAACAACAAAATCATAATCAGCATACTTATCATTGACCTTATATGGGAAGGTGTTTCTTACCAAATCAGAGTTATTGAAATCAAAACTTTGATTTAAAATTCTATTATCTTCAATGAAATTCGACCTGAAAGTATTACCAATAAAATATGGATAAGATGGTTCTAATGTATTAGATGTTAGACTTGTTGTTATTCCTGCAAAATATGCATAAGTTCCATTTGGAAATTCTGGAGTTTTGCAATATCTTCCATTATGTCTATCTAATGCTCCACTATTATTAAATGTATAATCTTCAATGAAGAATCCAGCAGAGAATGCTGATGGTCTATCAAAAACCTTTGTTGTATCTAAAACATATCCAGGTTTAATAATACTAACACCAGACTGAACATTGTTTGGATTTTTATATCCATATGGACCATAGATTGGATTTCCATCATATGCCCAACCAATAATTGGTGAGTGATTTGATCCAAGATCATCATAGTTTGTTGCTAGGTCTTCGGAATATCCATACATTCCATAAGCAATGGAATCTTCGGTATCATTTTCATATAGATTTGAAAAAATCTTTGGCGTTCTTAATTTTGCATATTCTCCAAATCTTTGTGCATCGTTCAAAGTCAAACTTCTAACTCTTACATCAAAAATTGATCCAGATCCCCTTGGATTTATATAGAGTTTAGTGGTGAGTGGATCATATCCAATACCACCATTTAGGACAAGAACATCCTCTATTTTACCATCAGAAATGATAGGTCTTAAAATAGCACCACTACCAACTTTTCCATCATCAGCAACAATTTCTGGAATTGAGAAGTATTCGCTTCCTTTACCAAGAACTTGAACATCTATAATAGAACCATTTCTAATAACTGCAGATAATTCTGCGTTCTTACCATTCTTTAAAGTAATTGTTGGTTTTTTATGTAAATTTAAAATCTCCGATCCATATCCAGACCCACTCTCATAGAGATATGCACCAGTAATTTCTCCCGTAACAATAGGGGTAAAAACAAATGATCCTGTAATAGTAGATCCATAGGATACATTTACATTGACCTGAATATCTGGATATTTGAAGATGTGATATCCAGTTCCAATATCACTAATATCAGTGTATTTTGATCTGATTAAATCAGTCTGTATTGTTGCTCCAACACCAACATCAATTAGTCTAAAATTATTAGAATCTATTTTCGCAACAGAATACTGTGTTGTGGTTGAAAGACCAGAAATTAATGATCCGGTAGATGAGTATTCGATTACATCGCCAGTTTCAAATCCATGATTTTCATAAGTAACTTTATTATACTGAGTAGAAATTCCTGATGGTTTGACTCTCAGTTTTCTGTACTGATATCCAGATCCAGATTCTAGTACATTAACTTTCTTTAAAGTTTTCGTTGAAAGGGTTTGGAACTTATGAATTCCAGTAGAAGATGATGCTGTTGAGAATCCAATCGTATTGATACCTGCATTGGCATCAGTTTCGTTATAATAAAGTTTAACTGTTGATGTGTTTACAAATTTTACAACATACTCATCACCACTAACTAATGTTCCAGTAATTTCATTCTGAGAATCATTAAATTCTCCAATAGATATTGGATCATTTCCATTTTGATTATAAATTACACGCTGCAAATCTTTTAAATTATGTTGTGACGTGAATGTAATTGTTTCATCAACAATGTCTACGCCACCACCAGTTGAGGTTGAACGACTATCAAATTCAATCTCACGGAATCTATTATCAATAATTGGTTCGATAAAGCAACCAGATCCATTTCCACCAGTTAAAGAAAGAGAAAATATACCATTGATATCAAAATCTTGCGGATCGACGTATACTTCCTTTACACTACCAGAAATAATTGGTTCAACAAGAGCAGTAGATCCTGTTCCAGCGGATATTTCAATTTTTGGTGGATTTATGATATCGTAATTCTTACCACCGTTCAGTACTTCAAATTTTTCAATTGGACCATAGTATATACTGTTTCTTGAATTTGGACTCGTTATCTCTACACCATCAATTAAAATACCAATATTTCCAACATCTCTTTTTGACTCTTTTGTAGATGAAATGTTTTGTTTTAGTGGGAACTTTCTTAAAATCTTATTTGGTGCGAGATATTTTGTTCTATGCCTTACCAATGAAAATCTATGTACACCAGGATTTGAATTTGGTTGCAGTTTAACATAACTGGTGGCACTAGATTGTAAAGATTTGGAACTATACAGTCTAATTTTGTTGGGAGCAACAATCTGCACAAAGTAACCATCCCCAGAAGTTAATCCACCAAGTGGATTGTCGGCAGTGTAACTAATCTTATCACCATTAATAAAGCGAACATTTGATGAAAACTTTATTGTCGAATATGATTGCGAAACAGAATCATAATCTTCCAAATAGAAATCAGAACCATTAGGAAGAGTAGATTCGACAATTTCATCTACTATTTCATAAGAGGGTAAAGAATGGGATGCAACATACCCCTCAGTACCAGAATCATTTGTGTAAACATTAAGTGTATTTGCAATGTAACTATTGTTTCCAAGTAGCAGTGGAACTGACGAACTAGTTACTTTTTTAATATTTCTACGGATATCGTAATCAACTGTTGGAAGTGGTGTAAATCCACTTATATTATTTAAAATTACTTGCCCTAATGAAGTGTCTACGGATGCAATAGTTGCATTTGAAGAGGCAACAGTATTGCTATTTCTAACTAAAACATCAACACTATCACCTACTTTTAAACTTGATTTGTCAATATAACTTAGTAATCTAAATGTTGATCCTGAAATTGAATCTACTTGATATCTTGTTTTGGTGTTGTAAATCCAGGAGTTGGCAAATATTTGCTTATATGTTTTTTCTCCTTCTGGATTATCAATTAATTCGCCAAGATTTTTGACAATTATTTCTTCACCATCTTCAACCAGAGAAATATCGCCAAGAGGAACTAAATCAGAAACAACACCTGTGATTCTTAAATCAACTCTTTTAGTGATATCTCCATTCTCATATCCATAAACAGTTTCATCTTCTCTAATATTGCTACCAATCTCTATCTGAGAAACTACACCAGAACATCCAAAAAATTGATTGATACTTTTTGAAGTATACGTGATGGTATTTGAACCAGAAATCAAAGTACCAGACTCTGGAAATCCAATTGTAGAATCAACAGAAATAATAGAATCACCAACAGAAATGGTTTCTAATGTTTTTGAGTTTCCTGGTACTCTAAAAGTACCCTCTATCAAATCTCTTTCATTATATCCAACAAATAAACCTAGTTTATAGTAAGCAACATTATTTCTTGTAAAAATTTGAACGTCAGAAACCGAAGCGTTGGTATTAATATCATTCGATTTGTATATTGTCTGACCCTCTAATCCAAATGGATTACCAGAGATATTTTCTGCAACTACAATTTCTCTTCTGACATATTCAGCAGAAGAAGGTTTGATTAATCTTCCTTCAAGATCTAATACTCTCGATTCTACACCGAAAAGAACTTTGAAAAGAATTTTTACAGACTCTTCAATACCTTTTGATTGATAAAAATTTCTTGCATGTTTGATAAAGTTTCCAACATCAAGATCTGAAACAAAATCTGTTTCCTCTAATCCTGGTGTAAAAGTTTTTTTGAGTTTCTTATAAAATTCTTGTAAGAAAAGGACACTTAGATTTGTAACAGTGTCATTTGCACTATGAGAAACAGCAGATGTATCTGAAAAAATTACATTCTGCTTATTTACATTTGAACTTATATTTTTGATTCCAGAATCATATTCAGTAATTCCAACAAATCCACGAATACAACCATTAAATTCAGTCTCTGTCTTACTAGTATATGTGATTATCTCATCACCAATTTTGAGTAAACCATACTCTTGGGGAAATCCTTTTGTAGAATCTACTGCAATAGTTGTAGATGTATCAGTAATCGCAGAGGAAAGTTTTGTCTCCCCCACAATAACTTCGGGAATTAAATTATCAACTTTGAGATAAGTATCAAGATTATTGATTAAATCTGAACTACTTCCTTGATATTCCTGAGAAATATAGTATTGCTTAAAAAATTCAATTGCTTTTGGAAAATCTGCAACTAAAAATTCTGGAAGTTGGCTCTCAATAATTTTATTGAGTTGCACTCTTCTCTCAAAATTGGTCATATTTTATTTCCTCTCTAATGTTCCGTTAGAATAACTTGACGTATAAAAATCTCTTGTGAAGGCGACTCCAGAAATATCCTCACCAGATGCAATAACATCTTTTACCATATTTATTGTACTATTCGGAATGTTAAAACTCAAATATAGATCTTTCAAACCAACAACATCATTTGATTCTGGGAATGCTTGAATTTCAATAATATCATTGTCTGCAACTGTTGAAGTAATGTTAATTGTATTAACAATAATTTCTCCTGTGGTGTAATCAATTGTCCCAACACTCTTCAACACAACCTGCAATTGATCTGTTTCTGTTCTTGTAATTGCAGAAAGAACTCCCTTTCCACTTCCATCCAAATCTCCATTTGCATTTTTATTTGGAACGTCAGTGAAGAAGACAGTATCTGTAGATCCAGAAACTGTAAACCCAGTACTCTTAATATTATATCCAGAGGGATTGATGTGAAATCTATTACCAAAACATAACTCATACTGTGCAAATTGATTCTTCAATACCTTCATATCTCTTCTAATTTTAACCTTTGTAATATTAGAAGTAATTGCACTATCAACCCTATCAATTAGTTGAAGAACCTTACTATACTTAAATCTTCCACCAAACTTATTCATATCAACATCCTTTGAATATTCTGTCAACGCTGATGTGATATTTGTTTTTAAGGTGTTTGCGTTTGTAATTTGTGACGTATTATAATAAATTGACGTATCAATCTCAACATAAAGAATTTTGAGATTGACAATTTCTTGGTTGATTCCTGCAATAGAATATTGTTTTATCTGATTTAGAATATTTTGTTTATCAAAATCAGAAACATATGTTCCATTCTTTGGTTTAATACTAATTTGAACTGTCCCATAACGTGGTGGTGATAACTCTTCACCACCCACAACAGATACTGATTCCGTATTGGGATAGATCGACTGAATAATTGCCTCATAATCCCTTGCTGTAACCGCTCTGTACTGTGCCGAATACAGTCTAGGAGCAAAGTATTTGATGGATGAGATGTTCTCTATCTCACCACCATTCATCGCCCTCTGTACGGTCGTTACAGCGATTGATGAGGATGGAATAACTCTGATACCAGTTTGATCGACAAAGTTACCCTGGAAGTCAAATTGTGAAGGACCATTACCTGCTTCACCATCAGTTACAATATAACGAACAGTAACAACTGCATTATTTTCTACTTCTTTACCAAAATATCCATCACCAAACAAGATTTCATATCTTTCATCTTGAACTTCTTGTAAAAGGAAGATCTCAGAATACTTGTTTAGGTTTAGAATATTATCAACTACCTTATATTCTCTACCAAGACCACTATCATTAATACCTTTTACAAAAACTCTAATTGTTGAGGCATCAATTCCTGGATTATCAAGAATAAAACGCTGGTCAATTGACTTATTGACTAAAAACTGAGTACTTAAAAATGATCCTTGATAAATTTCAATTGTATTTTCTGCCGTTCCAAATTGTGCCGAACCATTTACAACATTTGCACTAATATCTTCTGGAATTGAGAAACGATATGTAGTGTTATCAAACGCTCCAACACACACCAGACCCGCTTTAAGGGTGATAAAAGAACTTGTAGTGGTCGTTGGTACTGTAAAGGTTACATTCGCCTTTGCAGCACTCTTAGAGCGTGGTACATAACCAATGTTTCTTGCAAGAGATACTACATTTTCACGAACTGTTGCCGAATCTAGAAAGGATTCATTGACAATTAGGTTCGCATTAAACGCATTAATGTAAGTATTATATGCAAGAGTGTCAATTAAGACAGAAAAATTAGATCCTTCAAAGTCAAAATCCGTGAAATTTGAGTTTGCACGCAAATATGACTTGATTTCTGCCTTAATTTGATCAAAATCTAGGTTGGTAAACTGTGTAAAAGGCATTGTTTATCGTGTTGCCTCTAGTAAAAATGAAAATTGTTGTGTTGGAACGTCTTCTCCAACGATATCGAAGAGCACATTAACATCAAAACTATTATCATCAGGTCTCGGATCAACCTGAACCTTCAAATTAGCAATTCTTGGTTCATAAAATTTGACTGTATTGATGATTTGATCCTCAATTACAGTCGCTGTTGCATAATCAACGAAATTAAATAGACTTTTGCGAATGTTTGTACCAAGAGTTGAGTTAAAAAACCTCTCAGTTGGTATTGTTTCAACCAAATTTCGAACAGATCTTCGGATTGCACGCTCATTCGTCAACACAGGTAGATCTTTTGTCACAGGATGTGGATCAAAAGATAAACTAATGTCTTTAAATGCTCTCGAAACCCTCTGAACTGCCATTGAAATGGTACTTTTCGTTCAATTATTTATACCCTCTACCCAGAAATCTTACCATAATAAGGTTCTGTACCATAATTCCAATCATCATAATCCTCATCATTACGAATTTTCTCATGAAGTTCGTTCTGTTTCTTAAAATCATGCTTTTTAGGTGTCAAATCATCGTTTGCAATCTCACGAAGCATCTTTTGATGCTGATGATTACCTAAATTGTCCAAAAAATCGTGCATGTGATCATCCTTGTAGTAGTCTGTAACGAGTTTTGTGGTTCCCCACATTTCTCTCATGTACTCTGTATTCCTATCAACAGGTGATTGTCCCATTTTAGCTCCTGATTTACTCTGAAATCAGAACTTTTAGAGGGGTTGCTATCCCTTACACCTATTTATTTTCATAAAAAAAAAGGGTCCGAAGACCCCCCTATTTACATATCAACCTTTACCTTGTCCACGATACATCTTACGCTTCCCATTACGAGAAGTAGCGGCATACTTCGTATGCTTTCCACATCCTTGACGAGTCTTCTTCGGTTTACCCGGCATAAAACCGTCTTTGTTCAAACCAACCTTTGCACGTACTGCCATAATACTTAATGCTCCTGAATAATTTTTGTCTCAATTTTTGCGGGGTCTGGAAAACCTTTCTGATAAAACTCATCTGAAAGGTCTTCCATCATATCAAAGTATTCTTCCTCCGTCAAGTTCTCATGAAGAACTTTGTTTTCATAGAGTATTGTATACTTCTCAATCATCGTCAGATCACGCGAGTCTTTTCGTGTCCAACGCGAATGCGAGGATCACACCAAATCTCAAATCCTGCTTCCTTTGCATCAAGACAGAAACTTACATCCTCTCCACACATATCTTGAACCTCACCAGATTCAAAAACTTGCATCTTTGGTGCAAACCAAGGATACTTCATATCCTCATGCTC